CAAACTGTACTTGCTACTGGAATATCTATCTGCCTAAAATTAATATCACTTGCAGATTGAATTATAGAAAATTCTAAAGTTCTTGATGGTGATCTATAATCACCAGACCAAGTACACTTATCCACTAAATCAGTTACATTATATATATTTCCGTTTTTTATATGAACTTGTATTTTGATTTTATTAATTATAAATCACCACCATTTTAAGGAATTATTAATATCCAACCATTTTTTATTACAGATGGATCTTTAATCTTATCTTCATTTGCTTTATAAATCTTCTCCCACAAATCTCCATTGCCATAATATTTTTTTGCTATCTTAAAAAGGGTATCTCCTTCAACAACCTTATGTGTTTTTTGCTTAGTATCAAATCCTTTTGTTAGTGGAACATCCTTTTCAGAAGATAATTTTTCATCATTATTAATGTTTACTTTGGATATTTGTATCCTTCTATATTCTTTTAGACTTAAGGTAAAATAAACATCTCTTGAATAATCTTGTTCTCTATAATTAAAATCTGCAATTATACATTCAAAGTTTATATTAGTTTCTGTAATGATAAATCTTAATATATATCCTTCTTTCATCCAACTTTCTATTAAATTTACACAATCATATGGTTTTGGAAATCCATTATAATTACAGAAACTATATTCTTGATTAGGGAAAAAAGAGGATAGTTCTATAGTTTTAAGCCCTAACCCTCCAAATACTGCAATATCTCCAACACTTAAAATATTAGATGTATTTATTGTTGCACTTCCATTTATCTCAAAAGAGGGTGGAATAACAGGAAACCTAAATGTATTATTTGCTTGTCTTAACCATATTTCCATTAAACTCCTCCTAAAATAAAAGACACTTATTTCAATAAGTGTCTTTTAAGATAATTACTATAAATCAAATACTGTATATTTTCCTACATTTTCATAAGCAATTTCAATTGTTTTTGGCTTTGTATCTTTTGTAAGTTCAAATGCTATCTCACCTTTTAATGTATCTCCTGGATGTATTGTGTCAAATAGTAATTCTCCATTTAATTCTTGATTATTTATTGCATTTCCAACTGTATTATCATCCGTTTTTAGTATGTAGTTTTGAAGGAAATCACTTTCAAGATCTGTATCTCCTGTATTGGTGATTTCAATCTCAACTGCATATACATTACTATCTGATTCTAGTTTTCTAACATTTTTAACAGATACCTTTGCTCCGTCCAAATCAACAACTTCGCCTATTTTATGATTTTTAATTTCCTCTGTATTTTGCTTAGGTTTACTATCTCCATTTTTTGAATCATTTGTGCTGCATCCAACTAAACTTAAAGATAATACAATTAATATTGCTAATGCTGGTATTTTTTTATTCATAACATAACCCCCTGTAAATTATATACTACAATTATAGCACGATAATTTACAAAACGCCTCCAACTTTTGCAAGAGATATTTTTTTGTTTATTTTTCTTACAATTTTATCTATGTCAGCCTCTTCTCTTACAATTATTGTATCAGCCAATTTATCAAGAAATAAACTTCCATTTGAACTATTTCTTTTGTATTGATTGGCTTCTTGTTTGGTTAAAAGTTTCTCTCCTTCATGTGCCCTAATTAAATAATCATTTCTAGGAACTCTATTTATACCAAATGCTTTTCTTGGACTTTTGCCAGCAGCATCTGCACCTTTTCCAATTTGTAAACTAGGACCTTTTTTAAATATTTCTATTGTTCCCTTAATTGGATGTTTAAAGAAATCTTTAAGTTTATTCCAAGCTTCTTTTACCCCTTTAACTTTATCTTTAAAAAATGAGTCAGCAAGATCTATTACAGGTTCCAGTACACCACTAACTAGATCAACAAGGCCATTCCAAATTGATTTTATTACACCTACTCCACTATCAAATATTTGTTTAAGTCCATCCATAGTTTGATCAGCATTTCCTGTTATAAGCCCCATAATAACATTAATAATTCCAGATATAAAAGACATAATTCCATTTATGATTCCAGATACTGTTGTTATTATTGCGGTTAATGTATTTAAAACCCATGTAAATGCTAAAATTATTCCGCCAACAACACCAGCTATTGCAATTCCTATAGATGGTAAAAGTTGTTGTCCTATTTGTGATAGGAAAGGCATAAATCCTTGAAACCAAGCTTTAACAGGAGCAAGTGCTTGAGTTAAACTTTGGAAAGAAAGTTTAATTCCATCAGTAGACTTTTTAACACTATCCATTGGTTGGCTTACTTTGTTTACTGTATCTCCAACCTGTTTGGCTGGAGTAAAAAAATCAGTAATCGCTTTTTTAACCTTATCAAAACACTCTTTCAAATTATCTAAATGAGGTTTTAAAGGTTCAAATGCTTTTACTAAATTATCTATATTTGTTTTAATATTTCCAGCTAATATGTTCTTTAATTCATTAAATTTATCCTTTATTGAAGTTATTGACTCCTTAAACTTATCCTTAAAATTTACTCCAGAATCCTCTAGGACCTTTAATGCAGGTTTAACATCATTTAATATTTTGTTTTGCAGTTCTGTAAATTTAGTTTTTCCAGATTCAACTCCTTGACTTATAGAATCTGTCATAGGTTTAATAAAAGTTTTAAAATCACTAAATGAACCTTTTAGATTTGCTATTGTTTGTTTTAATCCACCTGTATTTGGTGTAGATTTCCCAGCTGCATCAGCTGCTTTACTTCCTGGAATGTTTACATTTGTTTTAGTAGATATTTTGGCAGTTGCTTCAATTGGATTTTCTAAGAATGTTCTTAAATCTTTCCACTTATCTGTAAGCCATTTAGCTTTATCTTTAAATAAGCTGTCAGCTATATCAGCTATAGCTTGTATAGGAGCAGTTACAAAATCTATGAAACCTTTCCAAATTGATTTTATAATTTTTACTCCACCATCAAATATTTGTTTAACTCCATTCATCATCTTTTTACTATCGCCTGTGACAATACCTATAATTAAATTAAATACTCCATTTAAAATAGATGCTAGACCATTTAATACATTAGTTATAGTATCAACTACAGCTTTAAAGGCAGTTGCCAGAGTAGATAAAATCAAAACTAATTTTGCTATATGAAAACCTATTACGCCAATTAAAACAGGTCCTAGTACCTTCATTATTACACTTCCTAAGTTTAAAATAGACGCAAATAGTGGACCAAATGCTGATAACAACTCTTTAAATTTTTCCCCTAATTGTTTAAGTGCAGGCATACAAAAATTTACTATAGGTTTTGCAAATTCTGTAAATGATTTTACTAATGAATTAACCTTATTTCTAAATACTTCAGATTTAGCATAAGCAATAGTAAATGCTACTGCCAATGCAATTACAGCTGTTATAGTCCATCCTACAGGACCCATTACAGCTAAAAATACTGCACTTAATGGTTTCATGCCTATTACAAAAGCTCTGAAAGCAACTTTTGCTCTTAATATTATTGGAACAAAAAAGCCAAATACACCTATAGCTTTTGAAACAATTAAAGACACAGCCCCTATAGTTAATAAAAGTACTCCAAATGCTCCAACTGAAAGCATTACATTAGTTATGACTCTTTTTATTGGTTCACTTAGATTATTAAACCAAACAGTCATTTTAGTTAAATTATCAACTACAGATGCTATTGCTGGCTTTAGTTGATAGTAAATAGTAATTCCAGTTTCTTCAAGGGCTGATTTTAAGGTTGCAAGTCCACCCTTAGTATTATCCTTCATTACATCAGACATTGTTTTTAAAGCACCTTTTGAATTATCTATTTTTTTCTTTAAACTATCATATTCATTTCCCACACCATCAAGTAACTTTTGTAACGTTTTTAATTGAGTCTTTCCACCAATAGCAGATAAGTAATAATTTTTCTGCTCATCAGTCATACCTTTAGTTTTATTTGCAACCTCTTTAAGTACATTTGACATACCTTTAAATTTACCTTGATTATCAAATGCACTTACACCTAACTTTTTCATTGCCTTACCTGCTTGACCTGCACCTGTTGTAAGATTTACCATGATAGAGTTTAAAGCATGACCTGCATCTGTACCCTTAACTCCTCTATTTGCAAGTATTCCCATGATAGCAGTTGCTTCTGAAAGTGGAACTTTTAAATTGCTAAATGTACCACCTGCAACATTAAACGCTTCCATCAACTGTTGTATACTTGTA